AGTTAATATGAAAACATTTAGAATAACAATATCACCAGTCGAAGATTTATATGATGATGTGATTGAAGCTGAGAATGAAGACCAAGCTATAACTAATGCATTAGTTTATTGTAAACAAAACTTACAAGACTTTGTTGACATTGATGTAGAAGAGATAGAAGAACAAACAATTGAAACACCTTACACAAAAGGAGAGGGTATTTAATTATGAAATATTGGTTATGTGAATTTCAAGAAACAAGTGGTGAGTTTGATTACAAACATCATCATATTTATTCAGATAAAAACTTTGAACAATTAAATTTTAAAGGTGAAGATGATGACCACTTATTAGTATCACATTTTTTTTGTGATGAGATTGATAAGTCTAATGATTGTGGAGGTGGCTACTGGACTAGTGATGGTACAAGAATTTTAACTTACATGGGTTTACAAGAAGTAAAAAAATCTGAGTTAAAAATTTTACAGAAAGCTAAAATATATTGGGAGGGAGAGGAGATACAAACTTAATGACTGAACTAACAGCAGAACATTTAGAACTTATTGATAGTAATAAACATAAACTATTACAACAAAAAAGAATGCAATCAATTATTACTACAGCAAAGTTATTAACCTTAGAGCAATTACATTACATCCATGATGAACTTGGAGATTTAATTTCTAACTTAGAAAGAAAAAAATAATTATGAACTCAAACTTAAATTTTGAATTGATATATTCAACAGCTTTTATAGATGCTGAAGGACATATAGAATTCAAAACAAGAAATAAAAAGAATGGCAGAGGTAAAGTTTATCCTTGTAAATCTATTAGGATTGAAGTAACTAATACAGATTTCAAACCTGTGTTGGATATGTATGAAACATTTGGTTGTGGTTTTATATCCTATCCTAAGAGGAGGAAGATAAAGAGTGGAGAGTTAGGTAAGCAACAAATTAAATGGGGTGCATCACATAAAGATTGTTATAAAGTATTGAAAATGATTTTACCTTTTTTAAAAACACAACAAAGAATAGATGTAGCTAATCAAATAATAAATTACTATGAGTAAAAAGATTAGAATTAAAAAAGCAATCTTTGGTAGGACAGTTTTTAATAACAAAGCAGAACTTGAATACTATAAAAAATATAAACAAATTAAATTAACAAAGGAGTTAGTATTGAAAACACATGAAGCAGTTGGAATAGCTGAAGGTTATATACCTGCAGATACAGTTGAAGAAGAGATAAAAGCTTGGCAACATTTAATTGATACTGGTATATGTTGGCAACTTCAAGGATGGTTTGGAAGACAAGCTACATTTTTAATTGAGCATGGACTATGCAAAGTTAAAACAGTAAATTAATTTCTTGACTTTAAATTTAAACCTGCTATAATAACAAAATGAATATTAAAAAATTAATAGTAAAGTTGCGTATGTGGTATGCTGATATACGAGGACATCATGGTAAGAGATGGAACTATGAACCTTCAGAATGGTACATGGGCAAACATAAAAATAAGGAGAAGAAGAATGATAAATAAAAAATATATAGTGATGAGTAAGTTTGACCACTCTGATAGATTTAATATGGAGAAAGGTTTCAGTACTATTAAAGATGCAAATAGTTATGCTAAACTTATGATGGACAATAATGACTATGATGGTTTAGAATATTTTTGTTTCGAACAGACTGTAGATTATTCTTATCTGTTTAATAATTCGGAAGATAAAGAAGAAAAGAAATGGTGGGAATAATAATTAATGTCAGGGAGAAATTATAGGAAACTAGAAAAACATATGCTTACACCTAGACAATTAAAATTATTTAAATATTTAATTCAATACAAAAAAGATAATGAAGTTATGCCAAACTTTGATGAGATAAAAGCTTACATGAATATTAAATCAAAGAGTAATGTCTATCAAATGCTTGGCTATTTAGAATGGAAAGGATATATTAAAAGGTATCCTGCTCATGCAAGAGCAATAGAAATATTAAAGGAGAAAATATAATGTCAAAGAAAAAAATAATAAAGAAAAAAATAAATAAAGAAAAAGAAACTAGTGATTGGTTTGATACTCATGTAGAAGTTATGGGGTTTGGCAGAGGTACTAGAAATAAAAAAGTTAAAGCATTTATTAAAGAACAAATAATAAAAGAACTAACAAGATAACAATACAACTTACAAGTGAAAGGCAAATAACTTGTGTGTAAACCCTTGATATTATTAATTAAATTTATTTTATTTAAGGGTTGTGAAAACAAATGTTTCAATGTATAATAGATATACTGTCTTTTTATTTAAGACAAACTTTTATCCAAAACATTTTACAGACAGGACTATATCTAATGAGCAATAAATTCTTTTTAAAAAAAACATGGGTCAATGTAGATATTTGCGTTGAAGATTATTATAATTCAGGAACTACACTAGACCAAGTTAAGAAGAGTTTAAATTGGAGTCCTTATTCTAATATAATTAATCGAGATGTAAAAGAAACCAGACATACAGTAGAAGAGATTGATGAAGAAACTTTTAAAACTAAAATCAAAAACTCTTCTAAAGAAAAAGATACTAACAAGTCTGTTACATTTTCCGATATTAAATCAGAGTAAACTTTATTAGTTATAGTGTTTGATAAAATGAAGTATGATACTAAATACAAATCAAATATATAATACAAATCAAGGCGAAGGAAAAGCAATAACACCTGAAGTATTATTATACAGAAGTATAATAGTAAGAGCAATGATGGATGCATTAGATGTAGATATTCATGCTTGGGGTAATACAAGGAAACAAATAATCCAAGATGCTCTATCTTGGTTTTCAAAAACAAATAAACATTTCTGTAACATTTGCGATTACGCAAACTTAGAACCAACATTTATAATTAAAAAATTTGAACAGCTAAAGAAAGCTAATGCTAAGAAACTATTTAAGAATAAAAATCTTAATAAGTTTCTGACCCATTACATCTGTAGCTTTCATCAAGAGGTACAATATTAATGACTACTGGTAAGAATACTAAGTTTGATTTAGACTTAGAGTATGGACAGATAAGAGAAAAAAGAGTTGCCGATTTACTTAAAGGAAGTAAAGTTGAAATTAAAACTGAAAGAAGTTGGTGGAGAAAGACAGGTAATATTGCAATTGAATATGAGTACAGAGAGAAACCCTCTGGTATAGATAAGACAGAGTCTAAATGGTGGTTTCATATTCTAGAACTAGATGGTAAAGAACATTGTATGCTAGTGTTTAGAGTATCAAGATTAAAAAAAATAGTAAAAAAATATAAGAAAACACATACAAAAAACATAGGAGATTATAGAGCATCTAAGTGTGTAGTAATTCCTTTAAAAGAATTATTTACAGAAGGATGTATCTCAATATAATATATGAGTGAAAAAGATTTGCTTAGAGAGATGCGAGAAACTATAAATGATTTAGTTAAAGAAAAGAATGATGCAATCAAAGTTGCTTCAGATAAAGACTCTAAAATTAAACAGCTTCTAATACAATTAGAACAAGCTAATTCTGATGTTCAGTCTATGGGCTCAAAGATAGCCGACCTTCAGGAAAAGCTAAACAAAAAAGATACTATCAAAAGAACCATCAATAAAAAGATAGATGAAATACTAGAAAAAAAAGATGAGAATAGTGTTGACATTGATGATTAAATATGATAGTAATAAATTAATAATTAACAATAACAATTATAACAAAGGAAAATACATATGGCAATAATTGAAGGCACAGCTTACTGGGCTTCTCTGACACGACCAAACGAAAAGTTTGAACCTATGTGGAGAATTGATGTAGCAGTAGACGATAAGACAGCAGACGAATTAAAAAGTCAAGGCATACCTTTAGGTGAAACTACTATTGATGAGAAGACAATCTCTAATATAGTTAGACTTAAAAGGAAAGTACAAAAGGCTAATGGTGATAAGAATACACAGCCACAATTAGTTGACTCAGCTAAGAACCCACTAGATAAAATAGTAGGTAATGGTAGTAAAGTTAAAGTAATGTACAAACCTTATGAGTGGAACTTCAAAGGTAAAAAAGGAATGGGCTTAGATTTACAAGCAGTACAAGTTATAGACTTAATTGAGTACATACCTCAAGAAGACTTCCAGGTAGAAACATCTTCTTCTAATGGTTCAAATATCAGAGAAGACTTTTAATAACATCCATCCAGTAAAGTGAAATTAAATTTTCATTTTATTACTCCTAGAGGGGAGTCGACAAAATCGGCTCTCCTTTTTTTTGGGTTTAATTAAAATAACAAAGGGCGACTATGGAAGAAATAAATAAAAAGGGTTTTGTAAAATATCATTTACCTTGTCCACTATGTTCAAGTAGTGATGCAGTATCGGTGAATGCTGACAACTCAGCTTATTGTTTTTCATGTCAAGAATTTATAAAGGAATATGATATGGAATTACAGCCATCAATAACAACTAATAATGAATATGAAGTAAAAAATTATATGAAAGATTCTGACTATGCAGAAATTATAGACAGAAATATTTCATTAGAAACTTGTAAGAAGTTTGGAGTAACAGTTAAAATGGATAGTATGGGTACTATAACTAATCATTACTATCCTTATCATGATACTCAAGGTGCAAAGATAGCAACTAAAACTAGATACACTAAGCTAAAAGAGTTTAGTATTCAAGGTAACACAAAAGAATCTGGTCTGTTTGGTCAACATCTTTTTACCAAAAATAAATATTGTATAATAACTGAAGGTGAGTTAGATTGTTTATCAGCTTACCAGATGATGTTAAAAGGAAACTACCACACACCAGTTGTAAGTATTAAGAATGGAATATCTTCAGCAGTAAAAGATGTTAAGAATAGTTTGGAATGGTTAGAAGCTAACTTTGAAAGTGTTATTATTAATTTTGATAATGATACATTAGGTAGAGAGAATGCTATGAAAGTAGCAGAGTTATTTTCTCCAGGCAAATGTAAAGTCATGCATCTTCCTGAAGAATTTAAAGATGCTTCAGATTGTTTAACAAAAAATAAAATACAAATTTATAATAAATCTTTTTGGGATGCTAAGAAATTTGCACCAGATGGAATTATAAATGCTAATACATTATTAGATGATGTACTTAAACCTGTAACTAAATCATTTGTTCAGTATCCATTTGAAGGATTAAATAAAATTACTTATGGTTTAAGACCATCAGAGTTAGTTACATTTACAGCAGGTTCAGGCTTAGGTAAGACACAAGTAATGAGAGAAGTGGTGCACCATATTATAAAATCAACTGAAGATAATATTGGTTTGTTAATGTTAGAAGAAACACCAGTCATTACATCTAAAGGTTTGATGAGTGTTGAAGCTAATCAAAGATTACATTTACCTGATGTTCATGTTAGTAAAGAAGAAATGAAAACTTATTTTGATGCAACAGTAGGTACTGGTAGAGTATTTATGTTTGACCATTTTGGTTCTAACTCAATTGATAATATTGTTTCAAGAGTTAGGTTCTTAGCTAAGGGTCAAGATTGTAAATACATTGTCATTGACCACATAAGTATTATTGTATCAGACCAACAGCATGGAGATGAGAGAAGAGCATTAGATGAAATCATGACTAGACTTAGAACATTAGTTCAAGAGACTGGTGTATCTATGATTGTTGTTTCTCATTTAAGAAGACCAGAAGGTAAAGGACATGAAGAAGGTGCAGCAACTTCTTTATCACAACTAAGAGGTTCAGCTAGTATCGGACAACTTAGTGATATGGTTATTGGATTAGAAAGAGATGCACAAAATGATGACCCTGATGTTAGAAACACTACAAGGATTAGAGTACTGAAGAATAGATTCTCTGGTATTACAGGACCTTGTTGTGACTTAAAGTATGATATAGATACTGGAAGATTAACTGAGGTAAAATCTGATGACTTTTAATAAAGTAGTATTTGATATTGAAACAACAATGACTGCAGATAAAATATGGTGTATTGTTTGTAAGCATGAAGATACTTACTATCAATTTAAAGAAGATAGATTACATAGGTTTGCAGACTTTATAAAACAAACTGAAGAAGTAATAGGTCATAACATAATTGGTTTTGATATACCAGTTATAAATAAAATGTTTGGTTATAATTTATTTGAACATTGTAAGATAACTGATACACTAGTTCTATCTAGATTATTAAATCCTATGATAGAAGGTGGGCACTCATTAAGAAATTGGGGCACTAAGTTAGGTCAAGCTAAGATTAATTTTGAACAGTTTGATTTCTTCTCTGAAGAGATGTTAGTCTATTGTAGAAATGATGTTGAGTTAACTGAAAGACTTTATAAATTTTTAATTAACAAAACAAAAGACTTTGGTTTGTCTATTGAGTTAGAACATAAAGTTGCACAAATAATACAGAAACAACATGAAGTAGGATTTAAAATAAATATTGTTGAAGCTTATGAATTACAATGTAAGTTTCAAGAAGACATGAATAATCTTACTACTAAAGTTAGGGAATCTTTTCCTCCATTAAAAGTAGAAGAAGAGTTTATTCCTAAGTCTAATAACAAAGCACGAGGTTATGTAAAGGGAGTTCCTTTTACAAAGGTTACATACAAAGAATTTAATTTAGGTTCTAGACAGCAGATTGCTGAACGATTAGTTATGCTTGGGTGGAAACCACAAAAGAAAACTGATAAAGGACATATCATTGTAGATGAGAAAGTATTATCTGAGATACATAATATTCCTGAAGCTAAATTAATAAATAGATTCTTAATGCTACAGAAACGAATTGCTCAAGTCAGTTCATGGATTGAAGCTATTAAGGAAGATGGTAGAGTACATGGCAAAGTAATTACCAATGGTACAATTACAGGAAGGATGAGTCACCAGTCGCCCAACATGGCTCAAATTCCTGCTGTGTACTCACCATATGGAAAAGAATGTAGGGCACTATGGACAGTAAACAAAGGTTATAAACTAGTAGGTGTTGATGCTTCAGGACTTGAGTTGAGGATGTTAGCACACTACATGAATGATGAGAGGTACACACATGAAGTCGTTAATGGAGATATACACACAGCAAATCAAAATGCTGCTGGTCTGGAATCAAGAGATAAGGCGAAGACTTTTATCTACGCATTTATCTATGGAGCAGGTTCAAAAAAAATCGGAAGTATCATTGGAGGTTCGGAAAGAGATGGAGAACGAGCTAAAGAAAAATTTCTTAGAGCAACACCAAGTCTTAGAAGCTTACGAGAAAAAGTGGAGAGAGTGGCTCAACGAAGATGGGTCAGAGGACTTGACGAAAGAAAAATAATTATAAGACATCCTCACGCAGCATTGAATACTTTGTTACAAGGTGCAGGTGCAATTGTTATGAAGTATGCGTTGACATTGCTTGAGGAATATGTTAAAGTAAAACAAATCAAAGCATTTCCAGTAGTTAATGTACATGATGAATTCCAATACGAAGTAGAAGAAACTAGAGCAGATGAGTTTGGAAGACTAGCAGTACAGTCTATTATAGATGCAGGTAAAAAATTAAATGTAAGGTGTCCACTAAATGGAAAATATAAAATCGGAAACAACTGGTCAGAAACACATTAGTACAATTGCTACAGATATCAAACATTTAATTGCTGATATATCTAATGGCAAACCTGCTAATATGACAGATGAAAACATGGAAGTGTTTTTAAATAATATTAAAGAAGCTATGTTAGCTTGGAATACTCCTAGAGAAAAAGAAAAGGAAGGACAATTAAGAATGTCTTCTATTGGTAAACCCTCTAGACAATTATGGTATGACAAACATAGCCCTAAAGATAGGAAAGACGAAGACTCAGGATTAAATTTAAAATTTCTATATGGTCATATCATTGAACATTTAGTATTATATTTAGCAGAGTTGGCAGGTCATAAGATAGAAGACCAACAAAAGAAAATAGAAATAGATGGTATAACAGGACACATAGATAGTATGATTGATGGTGAAGTGTGTGATGTTAAGTCAGCATCATCATTTAGTTTTAAAAAATTTCAGACAGGTGAGATAGTTAGTGATGACCCCTTTGGTTATCATGCTCAGTTGTCAGGATATGAAGAAGCTTTTGGAACTAAGAATGGTGGCTTTCTTGTTGTTGATAAATCTAATGGTGATATATGTTTTTATAAACCAGATGATATGGCTAAACCAAATGTTAAAAATTTAATTAAAAATTTAAAGACTTCATTAAAACAAAACGAACCACCAGAAAAGTGTTATCCATTTAAAGAAGAAAAGAATGGTAATAAAACTTTAGCTACTGGATGTATATTCTGTCCTCACAAATGGGAATGTCATGCAGATACTAATGGTGGTAAAGGACTAAGAGTATTTAAGTATGCTAATAAGAATGTTATGTTAGCTGAAGTAATTAAAGAACCACAAGTAGAAGAAATAACTAACCAATATAAAGAACAATTAGAAAATTATGGAAAACAAACTTGAACATAAACATCTCTTAGTAAGAGCAGAAGTTAAAAACCCTTTACAATCTGAAGCAGAAACTGTTGAGTGGATGAAAAAATTAATTAAAAAAATAGATATGAATATACTTGCAGGACCTTATGCATCTAAAGTTTCTAAAAAAGGAAACAAAGGAGTAAGTGGTGTTGCTATTATAGATACATCTCATATAGGTATACATACTTGGGATGAAGTTGAACCTGCTTTAATTCAACTAGATGTTTATTCTTGTAAGGAATTTAAGAAGTCAGATGTTATTGAATGCTTAGAAGAATTTAATCCTGTCATAGTTGAGTATAAATATTTTGATAGAGAAACTAATTTTGTAGAAATTAAATAATGAAATGTTTTTATTGTAGTGCAGAAGTAAGATGGAATAATGATTTCGATACGAAAGATACTCATCCTGAATCTGATTACAGTATTGTAAGTATGTATCAATGTGATGAATGTGATACATGGTATGAAGTATTTAATAATAGGAAAGAATATGAACTCAAAACAAATGAAACCGATACGAAGAAAAGCTAAACATATACTTGTTCAATGGTTACAATCTTTGTTATCTAAGGAAGAAGCTAGTAAGATAAATTATAAAAATGTATTTGCTTTTTTACCTAATCAAACTCACTACTATGATAACAATGACCAGATAAGATTACAACCTTGGTCTTATAAATGGATAGTTAAAAAATTAAAACGAAATTCAGAGTTGACAATTGATGATTTAAATGCTATGTTGCAACCATCTGAAAAAGATTTAAGAAGACAAGAGATGATAAATAAAGGACCACTATAATATGCCACATAAAAATCAATTTAAAGAAATAGCTTATGATTCATTAAATGAGCAGGTAGATGGGAATCATTATAAAGGTATGAAGATACAACCTGCAATGTTTATTAATGAGAACCATTTAGAATTTGCTGAAGGTAATGCAATAAAATATATTTGTAGACACAAGCTTAAAGGAAAACAAAAAGATATTGAGAAAGCAATTCACTATCTTAAAATGATATTGGAAAGAGACTATGAGTAAAGAATCACAAATTACACAATTAGAAAAAAGAGCAAGAGGATTTAGAAGAATCATCTCAGCATTAAATGATTTACCTATGTATGGAATTAATAGACATATAGATAAGATACTTCATGTTAAGATTGATGCTTTAAAAGACCATCTTAAATTAAAGATTACTAAGAACAATGATAAGTTAAATGAAATGTATACTGAAAGTATTGATAGTTTAGCTGATGATGATGGACAACAAGGTGAGATAGAACCTATTGTTATAGAGAACCACAATGACAGATAATATCATAGGTCTTAATGGTAAGACTATTAAACCTATTGTTAAAAAAGAAACTTATAATTTAAGAGTTTGTTTAATAGGTTCAGATGATATAGATATAAAAAGAGTAGAAACTTTTGGTGTTGCTGAAGATGGTTTCTTTATGGTTAAGTCACTAGACAATTCTAAGTTTCCTATCTTCATGACTAATCCAATTAGAATTAAAACTATTGAAACATATAAAGAAGGTGACACTCCATTAACTAAACTTAAGAATGAGAAAAGTGATGATGACTTTCTTGTTGACTTATTGAAAGAACAAAATGAAAAGCAATCGAAAGCTTAAACAACCTAAACGAGTAAAAAGAAAAGAAGCAGAGTTAATGGTATTTAAATTATTGATAAATAATCAAGGACAATTTATTACTGAACTATCTAAATATCCTATGGATAAGATTGCTGAACATTTTAAAAAAGAAAATGCAGGTGTAATACAAGCATTACTTAGACAATGTAATTATAATTTTGAATCTCTTTCTTCTGACTTAGAAAAAATTGCTTCAGATGTTTTTCATTCTTAAGATTCAACTACATCTTCAGGAACACAACTAAAACTAATATAAAGATTTTTCTCATTTATTACTTCTTCTGTTAATCTTCCATTAAATAATATTTCATATCCTTCACCCATACCATTTTTTACACATTCATAATGAGTATTAAATTTCATAGGAGGTAAGGGTACATAACAATCCTGTACACCTAGTGCACATAAGTATATAGTTAATAAATATATTTTTGCTGTTGCCATATTGTTTCCTTTACTTTTCGTATTTACTATTTACATCTTTTTCTAGAGGTACATAATTTGGTTTCATAAAAATAGTCATTAAACAAAGTAACATAATTAATATACCTGTAAATACATAATTCATACTGGCTACCTCTATCATAATTATTTATTTTAATTTTAATATTTATTTAATTAGTTTAATTTTTCTTTAATATATTCCAGTTCTTTTTTTAATACTTCAATATCTGTATGACTACGACTTGGCTGTTCTTTATAAGATTCAAATTGTATTTTATTAGTGTTAGTTTTCATTTCCAATAAATCTAATCGTTCTTCTAAATGAAATATAAAAGCTGCAACTGAAATAACAGCAATCAATATTCCTATTAATGTTTTTAAAGATACTTGTATTTCTGTATCTTCACCAATTTTATGAGCCATTTAATTTACCAAAATTTTAATTTCTTAGCACCCTTCTTAACTGCATTACCAGTTGCTTTTGCTGCATTAGATACAGGAGCAACTACATGATTTCTAATTGGATTCATTACTGGTCTTGTATCAACTGTTATACTTGGACTAATAGATACACCAACTCCCAATGCTAATTTAACATCAGCACCTACAGTTAATTTACCATCTTCAACTGTTGCACCTCCTCCAACTTTTGCTCCTATTTGTGGACCAACAGAAACAGCAGCACCTAATGATGCATTATTTCTATCATTTCCAACAGTAGCTGAAGTTCCAACTTCTGCTTTAGCACCTGCAATAGCACCTGCTTCACCTTTAACTCCATCCTTACCTATCTGTCCTGATACTCCGATGTCTGAATAAGTTTTAGTTCCTGCATGAACTTCTGTATCTGCTGTAATATCACCTACAATTTTAGTAGATGTACCAGCACTAGCTGTTGCTCCTGCTTCTACTCTAGTACCTGCTTCAAATTTAGCATTACCATTTTTAGCTTCTGCACTTGCACCTGCTTCAGCAATAACATGAGTTTCAGCTTTTGCTTCCCCTGTTGTACCATTTCCTAAACCTCTTTTAGAACTAGCTTCAGCACTAGCACCTGCACTTACTTCTGCAGACGCAGAGTTCTTATCACTTGTTGCACCTTTAGTTACTTCTGTTTCTGCTGAAGAATTATTATTTACCATTTGCAATTTTACCTTTGTTAATCCCTTCTTTAATTATATATTTTTGAGTACCATTTGCACCATGCTCAACTTCTTTTTTTAATTCCTTAAACAATTCCATTTGTTTCTTTTCTTTAAGTACTTTTTTTGAATAAGCATCTATAATTTTTGTATCTCTCATTTCTTTTTTCTCTTCTTTTTTAAAAGTTTAACTCTAGATTGCCAACACCATTCTGTTAATTTAATAGCATAAGTTTCTATACTAGAAATAACATTGTCAATCTTTCCAAAAAAATTATATAACCATCTATCTAACATATTATTTTTTAACTAACGAACCTCCAAAGTATAAACCAATAATAGCTGACACTAAGTTAGTATCTAATGGTGTAATAACTAAACTATTTGAAGATAGTGTTATCCATTTCATTATTTCTTTTTCTGGTATAAAGAAAAATCCTGGTTTAAATTCTAAGTACCCAACAATTACACTTACATCTGGTTGAAATATAGGCATTAGTTTTGGTAATAGTACTATAGCAAATACAGCAGTTAATGCTATGATTCTTCTAGTCCATTGAAACCCTACATTCTCATATTCTCTAGCTTCTTTAAATGATTCTGTTTGTGCCTTTGCTCTTTGTATAAGCATTTGTTGTTCTTGTTGTTTTGCCTTAATGCTTTGCGACCATATACTCATGACTCCTCCAAGTACAGTTGAGCCTAGCATTGTTATCATTTCAAATGGCATTCTATTTCTCCTTGTTATTTTTAAATAAATTTTTAATTAAATTAGCTTCTTTTTCTCTTCTTGTTTGAGTTTGACTAGGTTTACCTGTACCATCCCAATCTAATAAATTAGCAAAAGCACCAGACCAATCTTCATTAGTTACTTGTTTCCAAAAATTAGGTGTTGCTTTTGATAACTTCCCATGTTGAAAAGCAACAGAAGTTATTACAGTAGCTGCTTCTTTAGGTAAAGTAGAAAAAGATTTACCTGTAGTTTCTTCCCATTCTTTTTCAAGATTTTGAACAGCTTCTTTTTTTGCAAAAGAATTTATAATATCTTTTTCTGCTTCAGTAATTAATAAAGGATTATCTTTAACAAAATTTAAAGCTTCTTCATTTTTTAAACCTAAATAAGGTTTTAATTTATCAATAATTTTAGGTGGTAATCCTTTTAAATCATCAATACTTCTTTGTCCTAAATCAAAACCCATTCCAATTGTTGGTCCAGAATTTCCTAAAACTTTTTTATTTTTTGATGTTGGTACATACATAATATTTTTATCACCTTCAACTTCTTTTAAAAATTTCATATCTATATTTTTAGGAAGTTCATAAGATTTATTTTCTTCTATTGTTATATTTTGTTCTTCATTTTGAATTGGATTTACTATAGGTATATTATTTTCTTCAGTTTCTAATGAAGGATATATTACTTCTTTAGCTGCTTGTTCTACTGCATCATGCAAACCACCATGTTTAAATCTTTTTCTTTTAACAATACCTCCCATTGCAAAAGCTGAAATAGTACCACTAGGTGTAGTTTTAAAATCTTTTAAAGGAGATGAAAATAATTTTGCAATATTTCTTCTCCAATTAGGTAAAGGTAAAAGTCTTTCATTTATAATTCTTAATGCTCTATCAGTATCATCATTCCATGCAGCTTGTGCTGCTTGAACTGGTGCTGATGCTATTTGTGCAGCAGGTGGAAATAAAAACCATGGCTCTCTAGAACCTGGACCAATAAATCTATTAGCTACTAACTCAGGTAAGTAACCAAACATACCAGATAATCTTGCACCTTCAGCCCACCATTTATTATTATTAGCATCATAATCAGTTATAACTTCTCCATATTTTGCTATCTCTCTTAACGATTGAACACCAGAATAAATAGGTAATACAGCTAAAGTTTTAATTAAAGTTTTAGCATTTCCATTTTCTACTCTTTGTAAAATTTTATTTGTTTGTGCAGACTTTGCCATAGCCCATGATAAAAATTGACCCATTAATCTTACCCATTGATTATTACTTTGTGTAAATAATAATCTATTAGATACTTGAGGTATTAAAGCATCTCTATTAGCACCTATAATACCTGCTTGATTTAAAGCATTTTTATTTGTAGTAATTTTAATTGCTTCATCAAAGTTTTTTGATTGAGCAATTTTAAGAGCTTGATTAGTTTTAATACCATAGTTGTTTTCTAAAAAATATACAATTTGTTTTGCTTCTCTTTTACCTAAATTATTATTTTTAGCTAATTTACTTAATCTTTGAGATAAATAAAAAGCATCAGCAGCAGCAGTATTATATGCAAATCTTCTAGCATAACCAGTTAACCATTGTAAACCTAATGCTTTAAACATAATGTTATTAATTTTAGCTGTTGGTGTTTCACCTACCCATCCAGCATTTAACATTATATTTCTACCTTCAAATCCAGCAGACTTATCTAAACTATTTGCAATAATATTATTAATATCTTGATTTAAAGATTTAGCTAATCCTGTTTCTCTTTTGTTTGTTAATGCTGTATCTTTGAATCCTTTAATAATACTTCTCCAATTAGCAGAGTTTTGTAAAGGTTGAACAATATCACCTAAAGATGATATAGTAACTCTTCCTAACATATTTAAATTACCTAGTGTTGCTAATATACTAGCACTAGATTTTGCAGCACCTGTCATAGCTTTACCATATCTATCAAAGTATGCATCAATACTATCAGATACTAATTTTATTTCTTGAGCAGCAGCATTGGTAGCTTTTTCTTTTTGTAAATTAGAATTTAAATATTTATTTTTTATTTGTTGCATTAAAGGAGTAAGTAATTCTCCATTAGTTCCAAACTGTCTAGCAAAAGCTATAGACTTAAC